TTCCTTTAAATAGAGATCTGACTGAACAATGTCAACGCATCGGTGCGTTACATGAACGGAATATGAAACTCTCTCAAGAAATGACTCGTGCACTGAAATGTGCCGAACTACAACGGAAAGGTTTCACTTTTCGACCCAATACAGACACAGCCAAATTATGTGCTGATGTCGTACCTATCCAATTAACACAACAACAATAATGTTAGCAATCGCAAGACCATTCGTACTTTCTGCATTAAGAAGTCCAAAGTTTAAAACATTCGTTATTGACCTACTACAGAAGTTAGTTGAGCAATCAGATAATGACCTCGACGATAAAGCATTAGCAATAGTCAAGAAAGGACTAGGAGTCTAATGGCTAACGTCAGTTTAAAAATCGGCAAACATAAAAGTCGTACTGGCGGACTCACCAAAGCTGGTAGAGAAAAATACAACAGAGCTACAGGCTCAAACCTCAAAGCACCCCAACCGGGTGGAGGTCCTCGTAAGAAATCTTTCTGCGCTCGCATGTCGGGTGTTAAAGGACCAATGAAAAAACCAAACGGCAAGCCTACTCGTAAGGCACTTGCCCTTCGCAAATGGAAATGTTAATTATGCCCGGACATTACGGTGACCACAAAAAACCAAAAGGTCAGTTAAAACTGAATATGAAAAAAATGCCTCCTCTAGTACAAAAAAGACTTATGGATGCAATGAAGAAAAAGAAAAAGAAAAAACCATATAACCCATATGGCAAAGGTTCAGGTATGAACCCAACAAAAGCTAGTTACACTACAGGACCATAATGAATAACAGAAAATGCTCTAAAGGCGGTAAAGGCAAAAAGGGGTATAAATAATGCCTGCTAAAAGAGGACTATACGCTAATATCCACGCCAAGAAAAAGCGTATTGCTGCTGGATCTGGCGAAAAGATGAGAAAACCCGGAGCAAAAGGTGCTCCTACTAAAGCAAACTTTAAAAGAGCTGCTAAAACAGCTAAAAAATAATGGCAGCAAACAACATCTTAAAAATAAGAACTGTTCGCGGAGTACCTAAACATCTATACAACATAGATAAAGAAAGGTATGGCGATCAGTATCGAACTATTAAAAAGATAGAAAAAGCTAAAAAGAAAAAGAAAAAAAAGAAGTATAACGCATGAAGAAAAAAGCAACCGAAGAACAATTTAACGAGTTGCATAACCTAGTTACTAAAGAATTTCTTGGTCGTATAAAAGGCGGCGAAGCAACTACACAGGACTTAAAAGCAGCTTGTGATTGGTTAAAAGCTAATGATATTAGCGGTGTTGCTTATGACGGAAACCCTCTTTCAAAACTAGCAAAGGTTATGCCAACTGTTGATCCAGAATTAGTACAGGCAAAGCTATATGGCAAGTACTAGCTCTTATTACAAATCCAACCCAGCCGCTAAGCAAAGAAGACTTACGCAGCAAAAAAAATACAACAAAACAAAGAAGGGATTAGCACTACGTGTTAATGCGAATCGACTTAACAGAGACCTTGGAACTTATGGCAATGGTGACGGCAAAGATGCTGCTCACTACAAAGGAAGTACTACGAAAGGAAGACTTCAAGATCCAAAGAAGAATCGAAAAAGCAGATTAAAAATCAGAGCACACAAAAAGATTGCATGACCCCTCTATTACCTAGTCCAAAACATTACTTACAAAACCTAATAACCATGACAAGTTCAGATTCTAAACGGCTCTGGAGAAGAGCTGTAAAAGAGCATTTTCAATGTACATGTGTTTATTGCGGAGAAACTTATGAATTTAAAGAACTTACACTCGATCACGTCAAGCCTCGCAGCAAGGGGGGTCAAGACCTCACAACGAATGTTGTATGCGCGTGCAGGAAATGTAATGCAGACAAAGGTAGTAGCAATTGGCTCGAATGGATGAGAAAAGCATTTGGCTTTCAACCATTACGAGAGTTAGTTATACACAAACACATTAATTAAAATGGCAAGACCCAATAGATTAAATTACGCCACAGGAGAAGCAGGGAAAAAAAGATTTGTTGAAGCTCTTAGAAAATGGCAAGACAAACAAAAAGCTTTAAAAGAAAAAGCAGTAGCTAAAAAACCTGCTCCTAAAAAACCTGTAGCTAAGAAACCTGTAGCTAAGAAACCTGTAGCTAAGAAACCAGCTACAAAGAAACCTGTAGCTAAAAAACCCGTAGCTAAGAAACCTGTAGCTAAGAAACCAGCTACAAAGAAACCAGCTACAAAGAAACCAGCTACAAAGAAACCAGCAGCTAAAAAACCTGTTGCTAAGAAACCACCAGTTAAAAAGCCGGTAGCTAAAAAGCCAGCAGGCAAGGTACCAGCAAAGAAACCTTTAATAAGTAATAAGAATAAATTACGTATTAAAAAAGCTGCTACTACAGCAAAAACTACTGCTACTAAAACAGCTAAAACAGTTGCTAAGAAAGCTGGTGAAGCTAAGAAAGCAGTAACTAAAAAAGTAGATGCTCTTAAAAAAATAAAACAAACTAAAGCACCTAGACCGAAAACACCTCAACAAAAATTTGTTTCTAAAGCAGCTAAAAACATTAAAAAATATGGCGGTAAAGTTAAGGATAAACTTGGCAAAGATTTAACTGGCAAAAAAGGAATATTAAAAATTAGAAATATTGGTAGTGGAATAAGAGGTGGTGTAGCTGGTCTTGCTACTGCTGGACTTACAAGTGCTATTAATACACGAGTAGACAGAGCATTTGCTAAGCGTAAAGGAATGACTTTACAAGAGTTTAATGCAGCCAAGAAAAAGATGAAAGACAATAGAAATATTGTCAGATCAGCTAAAAATATTGTTAACAAAGTTCGAGGTAAATCTGGAGAATCTTCTACCAGAAAGAACATTAAGAAGCAAAAGAAAGCTATCTCAGCTCCTAGCTCTGGTTTAAAAATCAAGAAGACTCAGTATTCAAGTAATGCTGCTAAGAAGAAACAAAACTTTGGCGCAGCTACTGGAACTAAGAAAGCTGACAAACGTTTTGGAACATTTAGAGAAGGTGATAAAGAAAACAGAAAGTTACAGCTAGAAAGACAAGGCGGTAAAAAGGAAACCTATAGCAGAAAAGTATCTAAAGAAGCCGAGAAGACAAAAGCAAAAACAGTTAAGTCTTCAGGTAAAAAGATGCACGCTATTGAAAAGCGGAACAGAGAACGTTTTGGTGATGCTCACGTTGACAGGTTAAAACGTCAACACGAAGCATTTAAGAAAAGGCGTAAGAAAAAGTAAACAATAACCGCCGTCCGAAAGGGCGGCTTTTTTAATGAAGCATATTATCAAGCCGCTTCTTGGCAACGGAAAAAAGGTGATATTGAATGGTGCGGATGTAGTTGCAAAGAACGGAAAGAACGGACTTAACGGTAACGGTAACGGAATTGAATCTTTAGCTAGAGCATCTGCAAATGCAGAAGTAGCCAAAGTTAAAGCTAATCGGTCCACCTTCGTACCAAAGGTAGAAGAAAACAGGATAGAGGTTACTAACCATGCGTTAGATGATTCAGTTGATAATCACCTTACTAGGAAAAGAGATACCGTTGATGTGTCTAGACCTTTAGATGAATTAGAACAAGTACTTCTAAAGAATCTTGAAGATGTAGGTATAACAGACGCAAATCTACAATTTCCTAGGCGTAAAAAAGGTCCATTAGGAGAAGCAACAACTCTTTATAGAAACTATGGACAAGAATGGTTAGCTAAATCAGGAAGACCACAAAAGGAATCTCTTTACGCAGAACTTGACGGAGAAAGATTTTTTACTGACATAAAAGATAAACCAGCAGGCAGATTATCTATACGTAATGTAAGAGATAAACTTGATGAGTCAATAAGAACTGGTACTGCAAGAGATATTGCGATTATTGAGCAAACCTTAGATGAGAAAGACCTTAGAACTTGGCATAGATCTTTAAAAACTCAACGTGGTTGGGAGGCTCATCATCTAAACATGATTAAGCTTATTTCCAACATTGTTAATGGTATGGAAGCAGAAGGTAGGACAGCTATCTATAAACACTTAGGTAGACGATACAACCTATTCACTGGTAACTCAGTATTTAATAAAGTTAATTTACCTCCAGATATACACGACTGGGTTCATGCAGAAATGGACCGCATTGGTATTAATTATAGGAAAATTAAATTTGATAAGAATACACCAATTAAACAAAGAATGAAATATATAAAAGACTATGCAAGAAAAATGGATGAGATACAAAGGTTCATTTACAAGAAGATGTCACAAAGACCTTCAGTAGCTTCCAAACTTAATTAATCCACATTCGTACATGAAAGACGTTTTAACGTCCTTACAGGGCGATTTCAAGCTGTTTCTGCAAGCATTATGGGACCAGCTTGATCTCCCTTCTCCAACAAGGGCACAATATGCAATTGCAGATTA